CGCAACCGTCTTCAAGGAAAAATGGAACTACACAGGCGGCTTGCTGACGACCCTTACTCCAACGAACCCCGTATGCGGATTTTTTCCAGTTGTAAGCATGTCATTGCACAGCTATCAGGCATTCCACTCTCCAAAACTAACAGCGAAGATGTAGACACGCGAGCAGAGGACCATGCCTACGATGCGTTGCGATATATGGTTATGACGCGAACATCTGGTTATCAATCTATACATAAAACGCTTCAGGGGATAAAGGACCAGACCTTTAAGCCCTATGATGCTACCTTTGGATATTAACCTATGGCAAACGACGATATAAAGTTTGTAAAAGAAAATAGTCTTGCTAGTAAGCCCATAACAGAAGCCGACTTAGATAAACCTTTTATTGTTATTGGGTTTATGAAAAATGAAAAAGGGTCTGGTGGCAAGCAAACAAAGGGTAATATTCAAGAAATAAGAAAGCGTGGCGATGTCTATGATATTTATCAAGGCGATGAGTTAAGACCTTCTAGTAGAGGCGTTTCGAAAGAAGAAATCTTACGGCTATATAGCCAAGAAGCTACAGCAGGCTATATGTATAAAGCTACATCTAAGCAAGACCCAAAACTTGCTAAGTGGATTAATGTAGACGACGAAGACATTTATATTAATCGTCTAACAGATGAAGACCCTCTTAGTCCTCTTAAATTTAAAGGCGAATCAAAGAAACCCGTGGCAGACATAGATTACAAAGCTAAAATAAAAGACGGCAGCATCACAGTTCGTGAAGCCTTTGAAGCCGTTCTATCTAAAAATTTAAGCAAAAGCAAAAAAGACACTATAGGTCCCTTATTTAAAGCTTTGCCTGATGAGGGCGTAGATTTAGATGCACCTTATTTTGAAGTATATAATACAAGAAAATTTGCAGAAGCAATGGACTACACTACAAATACTAGCGGTGTCCACAGGTACAAAGAGTTTGGTTCTTTTGAAACCGAACTAGACGGTTTAATAGGGGATACAAGACGATACAAACGTCTTAGTGATTCCAATAAAGCAAAAGGAATAGCTTCTACAGAATTTAGCCTTACAGGTACACAACTTCGTAATGCAGACCCTATGAGAGCAACTGTTCCTAGCGAAGCTCTAGATAAAATTTACAACGACGCTCTATTTCCTGTCGGTTCATCTGAAGTAGATACCAAGCGCGGATTAGATAGACCTACTATTATTGACCCAGAAGCTCGTGATTATTTACTATATGAAAAGTATACAGGCCAACGCGCACAAAGCAACATTGGTGCTGACGGTTTAAAAATCTCAGATTTTAACTTTTTTACAGATGAAAATAATAATACTGTAGTAGAAGTAGCTTCTAAAAAAGTAGGCAATAAAACTCGGCCTGAAGTAACCTATACTGGAGAGTTTGCAGAGTTTTTAAGAAATAAAGTGGAACGTGCAAAAGAAAGCCTGCCTCCCGATGCTGACCTTTCAAAAGTAAATCTTTTTCAAACTACTCCTGCAGCAGTCACTAAACTATGGGACTCCGCAATTCGTCCAGCTTTAGAAAAAGATTGGAAAAATGCACTTCCTGCTAAAAAAGGTGGTTCCCATTCTACTGTTAGAAAAATACTTGCACGACAGCTAGTCGCAGAGTTTAAATTTCCTCGTGATGCTGTAAAAGCGTGGATGGGACATGCGGGAGCAGGGGTAGATGCAGCAGGAGATATACTAGACGATAACTATATAGGAACAGTTCCTGACGAACGTATCGGCGGTATGACAAACGCACTTGTTCAAACCGATGCGTTTAACACTAAAGCAAATAACGTTAACACTATGTTTGTTAATCGAGGTGCGGGATACTCCCAAGAGGTTCTTTTTGAAACCCCTACTAAAAAACCTATGGGAAATAATCCAGACATAAATTTTGCAGGGTTCAAGGGTTTAGGACGAGACCCTACGCTCGGAGAATTAGAAGAAATATCTGCTTTGGCTTCTTCCCGTGCTGTCGAAACAGAGATTCTTACGGAAGGCCGTAGACAATATTTGAGTAAACTTCAAAGCGAACGCCGCACCGCTACACCTAAACCAATGATTCCTGAACCGTTCGAGCCGGGAGAAGCAGTCTCATCATCCCTACAAAATGCCCTTCAAGATAATGGATTCACTGTAGATGACTTGGATGGTATCTATGATAGTTTGGTTAAAAGAGCAGAGCCTGTTGTTAAGGCTGTCGGAACGGCTATAGAAACAGTTGAAAAGATTCCGGGTGCTAAGAAAGCACTTGTTGCAGCTACAGTTGCTTCTGGATATCAAGCCGGTAAAGCCAAAGCAGAGGAACTGGGTCTTCCATCGGTCGCACAAGAAGCTGCGGGTGTGGTCAGCGGAGCAAGTGAGCTAACCCCGTTTGCTCTTAGTGACATAGCAGACACCTTTAGTGGTTTTGGTGTAGCAGCTACAGAAGAACAAAAGCGAATTGACGAACTACGCCGTCGTGGACAAACTTACGCTGCAAATAGAGTTGCTATAGAAGACGCAGGTATGGATACGGAGCCAGATACGCGGCTTCCTGCAACCCGTCGTCAGCAACAAGCTGATAGAATTGCTCGTGAAGATACGGGATTTATCCCAGAACCGGACAGGGTTCCTGAAGCCGCCCCTGTTGAAGAACAAGGCTTTTTATCTAGATAAGGAGAGTACCATGGATAAGATGGGTGCCGCTTACATTATGAACTCCGACAAAACATCTGTTGATGACCAAGGTGGTGCAGCCAAGCTGTATCGTGAGGGTCTTGAGTTCAACACAATGGCAAAGCAAGGCGTTCTTACTGAGGACATGCCAAAGAAGATGACTAAAACGGCAGTGGACCCCTCAGTTATGAAAATGGCTGAAGAACGCGACTACTAAAATCAGATGTCAGAAGATAACTTTCTCCAACCAGCCGACGACACTACTATTTCGGTTCACGCCCCAGAAGAGCAAATGCCGGGGCTGGCTGCGTATGTAAAGTCACGGTTCGAAGATGCTGAGAACGGGCGATACGCCCACGAACAGCGTTGGCTTCAAGCCTACAAGAACTTCAGGGGTATCTACGATTCAACGACCCAATACCGTGATTCAGAACGGTCGAAGGTCTTTGTTCGTATTACCAAGACAAAGGTTCTTGCAGCGTTTGGTCAAATCATCGACATCCTGTTCGCAAACAAGAAGTTTCCCCTTGTTGTGGAAGCCACTCCCGTACCAGAAGGTATCGCGGAGTTTGCTCACATGGAAACCCCCTTGGACCAGATGCAATCCCAAGACCCTTATGGGTTTCCGGGAGATGGTCGCGAACTGGCTCCGGGTGCATTGCAAGCAAAACCGGGTGGCGACTTTCTAGGTGGCCTTCAAAGAAAATACGAAGGTATTCCCTTGGCAGAGGGTCCGGCACGGATGGGCGAACCCCAGATTAGCCCCGCCCAAGAAGCAGCCCTTCGGATGGAAAAAGTTATTCACGACCAGTTAACCGACACGAACGCAGTCAACGTTATGCGTAACGCTGTGTTTGAATCAGCCCTTTTGGGTACGGGTATCGTAAAAGGTCCCTTTAATTTCTATAAGCGTGTTCACAAATGGGAACGCGACGAAAACGGCGAACGCTTTTACAACCCAGAAGAAAAGACCGTTCCACGGATTGAAATGGTATCTGTGTGGGATTTCCACCCTGACCCATCTGCTACTAGCATCGAAGACTGTGAATATGTTATTCAACGTCACCGCATGAACCGCCAACAGCTTCGTGCGCTCATAAAGCGTCCTCATTTTATTTCAGAGGCTGTTGAAGAGTGTCTTGCCAAAGGTCCTAATTACGAGGACAAGTATTACGAAGACACTATTCGCGAAGACGAAACCGAACCCTATTATCAGGGTAACCGTTACGAGGTTCTAGAGTACTGGGGTGTCTTGGATTCCAAGATGGCCCACGAAGCAGGTCTTCCTGAAGCTGACGAGATGTCAGAGTTCGACGAACTGCAAGTTAATGTCTGGGTTTGTGGCAACATGGTTATCCGCTGTGTCTTGAACCCGTTCACACCAGCCCGCATTCCATTCCAAGTGTTCCCTTACGAAGTCAACCCATACCAGCTTTGGGGTGTTGGCGTAGCAGAGAACATGGAAGATGCTCAGAAGTTGATGAACGGACATGTTCGCATGGCTATCGACAACTTGGCTCTTGCTGGCAACCTTGTGTTTGACGTGGATGAAGCCAGCTTGGTTCCGGGTCAAAACATGGATATTTTCCCCGGCAAAATCTTCCGTCGCCAATCTGGTGTTACCGGAACAGCCATTAACGGCTTGAAGTTTCCGAACACGGCGGGGGAAAACCTGCAGATGTACCAGATTAGCCGTCAGCTTGCTGATGAAGAGACGGGTATCCCATCAATTATGCACGGTCAAACAGGTGTATCTGGAACTGGACGAACCGCTGCTGGTCTCTCTATGTTGATGGGTTCTGCCGGTCTATCAATGAAGACGGTAATCAAAAACATCGATGACATGCTCTTGAAGCCCTTGGGCGAAGCCTACTTCCAATGGAACATGCAGTTCAATAAAGATGCCGAAGATATCCAAGGTGACCTAGAAATCAAGCCTCGCGGTGTTGCAGCCGTGATGCAAAAAGAGGTTCGCACACAACGCCTGACTTCCCTGTTGCAAACCGTTGCGAACCCGATGCTGGCACCGTTCATCAAGATACCTAACTTGATGCGGGAACTAGCTATCTCCCAAGATATCGACCCAGACAGCCTAGTCAACGATGCCAACCAAGCACAACTCTACGCACAGATGTTAAAAGGAATGATGGCAAATGTACAGCAAGGAACAGGCGAAGCTGGTGGGGCCGCTGCTGGCCCAGCCGCAGATATGGCAGGGGCTGGAGGCGTATCTCCAAGTCCTGAAGGAACAGACTTACAGGGGTCTGGTAACGGCACAATCGGAGTCGGAACTGCGCCAACTGCAGGGGAAAGCGGCTTTACTGGAAACCCTCCTTCAATTGAAGGTTAACCACGAGGCAATTGTAAAAAATGGCTAGATACGACCCAGAACTTCTCACTAAAGAGCAGTACTTAACATCTAATGTTCAATACGGACGGCAAGCATATGGTTTGTATCCTGAGTTTGGTGGCTGGGAAGAAACTACAGGTATTGATGTAGAGGTTGCGGGAGAAGCCCCCGACGGGCGGGAAGACGGCGGGCCTAATGTTCTTGAAATGGTAGATATAACATCAGGTCAACCTGTCTATGACGTGAGTTATGGCCTTCCGTCTGGTTACAACTCAAACTATAAAACTTACGACGATTATCTATCTGCGAACAACAAAAAAGACCGTTTGAGCAGTATGTTTTCGCCTGAAGATTTTGAGTTCACTAAAGAAAAAGCTTTTGCAGGTACGGTAGGGGTTTTAGCAAAAGGCAGCCCTATGGGTCTTGTTGCGGGAGCTTTATTGGTGGGCGACACCGTGACTAATGCGTTTGGCAACGAAAGTTGGCGACCATCAGGACCTTTAGGTGTAGTTTCGGATATGGTACATAGTCGTCAATATAAAGATATGGCATCTATTAAAGCAGGTATTGCCGCAGGAACAACAGGCGGGTTTGCTATGCAAGTAGGCAATGGCGGTATTACTCGCGCTCCGAATGCTCTGACTTATACCGGTAACATGATGGGGTTATCCTTTGAACAGGTTAAAGCTCGCGATGCCATTTCTAAAGGGTTCACACCAACAAGTTTTAATATGAGTAAAGAATCTGGCACAACATTTAAACAAGCCGGATGGCTTCCAATTGCCTATTCTACAAATGCGGACGGAGTAACTACAGGTGCTGCAACAGGGTTTTACACGGAAAATGGAAACTTTGTAGACCAATATGGCAACACATCTATGATGGGAACAATGCAAGATGCACAGAACTTAGCAGATGCTTACGGCATATCTTTGCAAGGAGCTAGAAGTGCGCTGGGTGTTGCTCGTACAGGCGGTAAAACACTATCTAAGGCTCTTCAAGATACTATGTTTGCGGAATCTGGACAGACTGCGGCTGGTTTAGAAGGCGGCACAACCGGAGCCGGAAAAAAGGCCGAAGACTTTACAGGTTTTGCTTCTATGACTGGAAGCTATACTGGTTACACAACTTACGATGATGACGACACCAGTACACCTGATACACCCTCTACTCCTGATACGCCATCAGAACCAAGTCGCCCATCAACCCCACCGGGAATTGGTCCCGGACCTGCTACACCTTCTGCATCAGATAATAACGACGACAAAGGCGATGGTGGCATGGGCCACGGTGGCGGCGGTTTTTCTGATAGAGGCGGATTCTCAGGGCTTGAAGGCGACGCTCGCGGCGGCCTAATTACCCACGGCAGACCACAAAACAGAAACGCCTACGCCTTTGGAACCCCGCCAGCAGGGGTACAAGCCTCACAGAGCGGTTTTATTGACCGCCCGCCATCACAGGTCACGGAAGGCGATAAAGTCGCTGACAACCGCCCTGACAGCGTTCCAGAGGGTACCTATATTATAAATGCTGCTGCCGTCGAGTTCGCGGGAGAGCAGGATATCCGTAAAATGATTATGGATGCCCAGAAGGAAGCGATTCGCCGTGGTCTGTCTACAGACGACTTTGAGCGGCATTCAAACCTTATAGATATTGCGGTGTCGAGTGGTGAAGTTAAGATTGCACCGCACCTAGTAGATATTATTGGCGAAGACCGCCTAGAAAAGATTAATAAACGAGGCATTCGGAAAACCGAACAGCGCATTGCACAAAATGGACAACGACCCGTCCAAGCAGCGCGAGGCGGTTTCCTAGCCTAAAGAATTCGCTGGCTACCCACGAACCCGTGGCCCCAGCACAACCGGAGCGGCTACCCACAGCCATGTGGCCCCGCAAGTGAGGTAAATAAAATGGCAAAAGCAAGAGGCCACCGTGCCAACAAAGCAAACGACTCTTTTGGAACCGTCAACAATGATAGCCTATATCGTGGAAAGTACCGCGATGAAGTCTACAAAGACGAAGAAGATGAGGCGGATGTAGAAGCCCAAGACGATGCTGACCCCGTAGAAAAAGAAGCGGCTACTCAGCAAGATGGAGCGGGCAATAGTTTCGTGGAACAAAAAAAAGAAGCTTCAGAGGACCACGATTACAAAAAACGGTATGACGACTTGAAACGTCATTACGATGAAAAGGTAAACGAGTTCAAAAGTGAAATCGAATCCCTTCGTCAGACAATGACCAAACATGCGGCGGAAATGCCACGAGGCGTAGCCCCACCGCGAACAATGGAAGAACTGGAAGAGTTCAAGGAACGCTACCCAGATGTCTTCGAAGTTGTTCAGACAGTTTCAAGTATGCAGACCGAAACACAGGTTGCAAAACTACGTGAAGAACTAGGTTCGATTAAAGAACGGGAACAAGCCCTAGAGAAGAAAAACGCCTACGAGCAGCTTCTCAGATTGCACCCCGACTTTAATGAAATCAAAACGGACCAGCAGTTCCTTTCATGGCTAGAGGAGCAACCAGCTTCAATTGCGGAAGGTATCTACAAAAACAGTACCGACGTAAAATGGGCAGCACGGGTCATAGACCTCTACAAAGCCGATACAGGCTTAACGACTACAAAGAAGAAAACCAAGTCTGCATCTGCAGCAGAAGCCGTAACAAAAACCCCAGCACGGGAAATCAAGGCTGAAACTACAGATGGTAAAAAGATTTGGAAAGCTTCGCAAATCGCCCGAATGAAACCGCACGAGTTCGAAAAGCTAGAAAGCGAATTGGACGCGGCACGGTCTGAAGGGCGAATCGACTTCAACTCTTAAAATAAACCTCAAAATGGAAGGAAAAGCAAATGGCTTTTAATTCGGCATCAGGTTACAATAACCTGCCTTCCGGTAACTTTACACCGGAAATCTTTAGCCAAAAAGTCCTCAAGTTTTTCCGTCGCGCTTCGGTTGCTGAAGACATTACAAATACCGATTACGCGGGGGAAATTGAGAACTTTGGCGATACAGTACGTATCATCAAGGAACCAACAATCACAGTCAGTGCATACTCACGTGGCTCAGTGGTTTCTCCACAAGACCTTGCCGACGACCAAACAACAATGGTTGTCGACCAAGCAAACGCATTTGCGTTCAAGATTGACGACATCGAAGAGCGTCAGTCACATGTTAACTTCGAAGCCCTTGCTACCTCATCAGGTGCATACTCTTTGAAGCGCAAGTACGACTTCAACGTTCTGCAAGCAATTGCTAACGGTGCTGGTCTTGCCGGTGCTGACGACGCATCACTTGCTGGTGGTCTGTTGAACACCAACACTGCACTGGGTACAGCAGCTTCTCCAATTGCCATCCACACATCTCAGGATAACGCTGTTAACCTGATGCTGGAAATGGCAAAGGAACTCGACGAGCAGTCTGTTCCTGAAGAGAATCGTTGGTTCGTGGCTCCTCCTGCTTTCTATGCCAAGCTGTTCGCAGCCGGTGCAAAGTTTGCAGAAGTACAGGTAACTGGCGACGGCACTTCACCTCTGCGTAACGGTCTTGTTATGCAGGGCAACATTGCTGGCTTCCGTTGCTACAAGTCAACTGCCTTGACTACTGGCGGAACTGACGCAGTTAGCATCAGTGGTGTTACTGCTGCTGCAGGTGAAGCAATTGTTTTGGCTGGTCACATGTCAGCCGTTGCAACTGCATCTCACATTGCAAAAACCGAAGTTGTTCGGTCAACTGAAACCTTCTCCGACATCGTTCGTGGTCTTCATGTGTTTGGACGTAAAGTCCTTCGCCCAGAAGCACTTGTTCGCGGTGTTGTAGATACGATTGTTTAAGGGGGGATTGACTAATGACAGCTTACGCAATTACCGATAATGCCGTTGCAGTCCCTGCTGGCTCAAAGGCATACCTCGCTCAAGCAATCCTCGATTTCTCAACCACAAACCTCGCTGCTGCAGATACCATTGATGTAATCAAGGTTCCTGCGAACACGATTGTTTTGTGTGCGGGTATCGAAGTTATCACTGCAGGAAGCAACGCTGGCACCATCGACATGGGTGATGCCGACGCTGCTGACACATGGGTAACTGACATTGCTCAAAACTCAACAGGTCAGGAGACCGGTTCTGCAGCTAAATACTACTCTGCAGCCGACACACTGGACCTTCTGGGTGTTACCGCCGACATGGACGGTAAGATTCGGGTATTTGCTGTGATGGTTCCTGCTGGTCCTGTTGACCCAGCAGCCGCCGCATTTGCCTAACTAAAAAGTCTTGGGGGCGGGGCAACTTGCCCCCTTGACATTTTTTTTGTTTTATGATATAAGCAATAACCTTTGCCGGGGGTAAACCCTATGACCATCGAATATCGTGGAGAAACGTTCGCAGGATATAATAAACCAAAGCGAACCCCAAAACATCCTACTAAAAGTCACGTGGTTCTTGCCAAAGAAGGCGACACTATTAAGCTAATTAGATTTGGCGAACAGGGTGCCAAGACTGCCGGTAAACCCAAAGCCGGTGAGTCCGAACGGATGAAAAAGAAACGTGCAAGTTTCAAAGCCCGTCACGCTGCGAACATAAAGCGTGGTAAGTTATCCGCAGCATATTGGGCAGATAAGGTAAAGTGGTAACATGCTAAACTTATTAATTGGACCCGTAGCCGACTTAGCCAGCACTTGGTTGAGTGGCAAAGTAGAAGAAAAGAAAGCCCAGTCTGCAACGAAAGTAGCTATGGCACAAGCTGAAGCTGTTGTCATGCAAAAGAAAGCTACTGGAGAGATTGATTGGGATTTGGAGATGGCTAAAGGTAGTCAGTCCTCGTGGAAAGACGAGTGGCTCACTATCTTATTTAGTATCCCCCTGATTTTAGCTTTCGTTCCCGGAATGGAAGAGGTAGTAGCAAATGGCTTCGCACGACTCAACGAAATGCCTGAATGGTATCAATACTCACTTGGAGTTATCGTTGCGGCTTCTTTTGGAGTTCGTTCGGCAACTAAATTCTTCGGTAAAAAATAATGGCAAAGATGTTTGCAACAGCAAAGCTGCTAAAACCTCGCCCCAAGCGTAGACCGGGTGTTCACAAAAAGAACACAAACAAACGGAACAAACCAAAGGCGTATTTCGGATGAGTGCAACGGCAATACTAGAATGGAAAATCCTACCACGATTTATGATGCTCGTAATGACGCTTATGAGTTGGCGTGTAGTCGAGTGGTTCATGTCCTTACCAGAGCCCAGTGCAGCACAGGCTGGTTTAGTATCTGTGGTAACTGGCGCAATGACAGGGGCTTTCGCCGTGTGGATGAATCACGAAGGCAAACACCCCGGAACGTCTAATCACCGTATTACTGAAACACGGTCTAGCAAATGAAATACAACACATCACATTTTCTAGATAAATTAATTGAACACGAAGGTATGGTCCTGACTGTTTACGAAGACAGCTTGGGCATCGATACTATAGGTATTGGTCGCAATCTCAAAGACCGGGGAATCACCAAAGAAGAACTGGAGTACATGGACATCCCCAACATGGGTATTGTCTACGACCACGGTATTACCGAAGCTGATGCACGGTATCTTGCCCTCAACGATATCCGCATCGTAGAAAACGAACTCTGTCGGGTTCATCCGTGCGTAGAAAATCTCGACTCTGTTCGCCAATTAATCCTCATGGATATGGCTTTTAATATGGGTGTCCCTCGCTTGTGCAAGTTCCTCAAGATGTGGAACGCTATCCATGAAGGTCGGTTTGATATTGCCGCGATGGAGATGATGGATTCGAAGTGGGCCAGACAAGTTGGTTCGCGGGCCGTTAAACTTTCAGACGCTATGAAGGCTGGGGAATTCTGATGCCCCTAACAACTAAAGGTAAAAAAATCATGTCGAGCATGAAACGAACCTATGGGGGTAAACGGGGTGAACAAGTCTTCTACGCAACAGCCAACGCCGGAAAACTTAGCGGCGTGGAGAAAAAGCAAGAACTCAAGAAAGGCGGGAAAGTTGCAAAAACTAGCAAACCGTCGAAGCCTAAAACGCAGAGCAAGAGTCGAGTTAATGAAGCTGGCAACTACACTAAGCCAACCCTGAGAAAGCGACTTTTCGAACAGATTAAGGCCGGTGGCAAGGGTGGCAAACCCGGTCAGTGGTCAGCCCGTAAAGCACAGATGTTAGCCGCAGCTTATAAGAAGGCTGGTGGCGGGTATCGCGACTGATGGAAAAGCAAATCATTACGGGTTTGATGGCTATTATGATTGGCCTTGCTGGTTGGAACCTGAAAACAACCCACGACTTAACTATCACTGTTAGCAATATGCAAGTTAGTCACGCAGACAAGGACGCTATCCAAGACATGAAGATGGCTATCCAAAGACTAGAACTGTTGTTGTTGCAGGACCAATGATTGAGTTCGTCCTTACTGTCTACATGGGCGCAACTCTTATCGACCAAACCCAGCGGTTCGCGGATATTGACAGATGCTTGTACTTTGCAGACCGGTTGTCTGACCAGCGACCGGTTCCCATAGGAGACAATAGACGTATAAAAATAGTAGCGGTATGCAAACCAACACCAAAATGAGGAAGCTATGGACCCAATTACCGCTCTTACGATTGCGACGACAGCCTACAATACAATCAAAAAGGGATTCGAGGTAGGCAAAGAAGTTGAGTCGATGGCAGGCGATTTGGGTCGCTGGATGAACGCCATCAACGCCGTGAAGACCAGCCACAGTAAAGCTAAAGGGCGCAGATTTGGTTCCGTAGAGGAAGAAGCCCTAGAGACGTTCGCAGCCAAGAAAAAGGCCGAACAAATGGAAAACGACCTTCGCAACTTTATTGTTGGTCAATACGGTGTAAATGCGTGGCAAGACATCATCCGAATACAGGCGGATTTACGAAAAAAACAAAAAGAGGCGGAACTCTTAGCAGCCCAGAAACGCGATGAGTTAATCTACAATCTGTTCATTATTGGAATTATCGTTCTTTTTGTAAGTTTAACTTTACCGATATTGTGGCTAATAATACAAAACATTTGACACAGACAGGTTTATCTTCTATAATAAGTCAAGAGGAGAACCCATGCGTCAGTTAGCTATAGAAGCCCTAAGACATAAATACGAGGCACAGAAAAAGAATGCGGAATACACTTTTAAACATTGTACAGACAATCTCGAACGGCTTAACGCTGCTTTGGGAGAGTGGGTTGACGCAAATCAAAAGCTTGATGCAATGGAAGAAATCGAGGATGACATCGATTTTTATTAAGTACCTTGCATTGGGTTTGCTAAATACTGGCAAGCCTTTTACTCGTGTAGGCAACTGGTTCTGGAAGAAGCACCGCGACGTGTTTAATTGGGACAAGTAATGGCACTTCGCAAACCGCAACGTAGTTTGAAAGCTTGGACGAAACAAAAATGGAGAACCGCGAGTGGAAATCCATCCACACAAGGACCCAAAGCAACCGGAGAACGTTATCTACCGGAAAAGGCAATCAAGGCGTTATCGAAGAAAGAGTACGCGAAAACCACTGCTGCTAAAAGAAGAGCAACTAAGGCTGGTAAGCAAGTCTCCAAACAACCCAAGAAA